ATCGACAGAAAAATATTCCATTTTTGGTCTTTCAATCATGTGACTTTCTATAACGAAATTAGTTCCTAAAAATTTAGTTTTTCTTGGTATTAATTGAGCTACAAAAGTACCGATATTTGTATCGAACCATTTAAAAAATTCAAAGAAATTTTTAAGATTTACTTTATCCGTTAATTTATTAAAATAAATATTTCTTAAATTTTCTAATCCAGGATAATCAGGTGAATATAATAATTCTGGATTTCCTAAGATATTGTTTAATATATCTAGTGTGGAAAATATGGTTATAATATCTTGATTTAATGTATCAACAATGCTGAAATCAATTGTAAACTTTGTATTGTCCGTAGGTAATTCAGAACGAGGAATGTCATATACAGGTGCAACTTCTGCATATGGACTAGAAATGACATTTTCAAAATTCAAATAACTTCTAGATCTAACTTTTTCTACAGTAGAAGCTTCGTCAATTCTTGGTGATATATATGAAAAAAAGAATCTCTCTGGGATTATTGTTTCAAAATAAGGATCAAAATTTGTACCATATAGATGTAGTTGATTTTGAGAAAAATCAAATATTTCCATTGTACCACTGCCATTTGAAGCAGTATATATTTGGTCTGTTGTTGCATCAATTCTCAATCTTTGCCAAGAACCAGAAGTATTTGTAACGAAATTGAAATTAGTTTCTGGATTTTGTACACCTACTGAACGATAATCAAGAACGTGTTCTTTCCATTCAGTTTCCTCCAATCCTTTGGACCAAAATCTAATTTGAGTTATTTTTCCATTAAATTCAGTTGAAGAAATTGTAGAACCAACAGTCGCTATATTGTTTAAGCCATAGGCTAAACTTGTATCAATAGATTGAGAACCAACTGTAAAGTAAGAACCAGAAGAATTCCAGCTAGAATTAAAGTTTTGAAAAATATTAAATCCACCGCCTGAATAATCATCGAAATATGAAGAAGTTTGTTTTAATTCTAAAATTTCTCCAAAATTTTGCTTTGCGGTTCTTAAAAAATATGATGATGATATTAAAGAAACAGTTCCATCACCAATTAAATCATTTCTGTTTCTGCCCACTGAAACATACCATTGATTGCCATCGAACAAATCAACACCGCTTAATGTTAATGTTAACACAGGACTAGAAATTCCAGTATTTGGGCGAATATATGCATTTAATGTTGGTTCTATGTCTTTAGCCCCAGATATACAAACAATATTTACAAACATTTGCTGTGTGGTTATAGTAGAACCAGTTGTATTTAATCTAAATAAACTTTGTGAAGGATTATGTAGTATATCTTTTTCAAGAATATATGTTGCTTCATAAGTCCATGAGCCAGAAGTAAATAATTTATCATTAGTTGAATTAGAAATTAAAGGCAATCCAGGTTCAATTCTAGAACCAGTCAAAAAAGGACTAGTGATTAAACCGCCAGATATAAAAGTTAGTGCAGTAGAAATTTCATTTCTATTTTCACGAATAAAAGACAAATTTCTTTTAGTAGGACCACCATATTCTTTAATTCTAAAATTATTGTCTGGGTCTATACCGACAGCACGAATAAAAGATTTAACTGCGTGTATTGTGCCTTTAGATTTGGTTATGTCTTGAAGATTAATTAATATTCTTCTCCAAATTTGATTCTGTATATATTGTAAAGAATATTGATCTGTACTAATATTGTTTTGTATATTTTCTGCATTCAAAAATTGATTTAAAGAGGCACCAGTAAACAATGGAGGCAAATCTATTCCTTGGCTTTTTGCTAATAAAAGCAGAAATTGATCAGGAATGGTATCGGTTTGTTCATAATCAACGAAATTTAAATCAGAAAATGCTTGAATAAACAATTTCATTTCATCAAAAAATTTAGCCCATGTATATAACAATAATAAAAATGTTTGAGTAGCACCGAGTTCTACACTTCTAGGATCAGTACCTCCTTGTAGTGTAGAAACAATTTGTCCTTCTTCTGTTGATAAACCAGCTTCTAATTGTCCTTCCACTAAATAATGTGGCGGTATTAATTTTGTTATTAAATTTGGATTATCATTATCATATGAAGCACCGCTAACTAATAATTCCATTCTATAATCTACAATTTCTTGATAATTTGGAAATAATACTGGTGAATAAAAGTCTTTTTCATAAATCATTGGTGTAAAACCAGCGATAGAACCAGTTGCTATTTCTCTAACTTTAAAAGATAATGCATTATTATTCAATTGCCCATGTAGCGAATTTGAAGAATAATCTATGACAAGTGCGCTACTACTGCCGGATGGTTCATTAAATTTATAATAAAGTTTTAAATTATCATCTGCAAAAATTGCTTTCTGCATATATTGTTGAATATCGTTTTGATTTCTGATTGAATGCCAAATTCGTAATTCATCTAAAGCACCAGAAAAAGTTGTTATAGGATTAAAAACTGAAGTAATTGCACTGCCAGACCCAATATACATATTGTTTCCTATTGCAGAAAGATTATCAATTTCTATTTGATAAGAACTCGAATTGTATATCAATCCATTTTTATAGGAAAATATATTATAAACTCCTGGCGTTCTGTCCCAAACAAAGGCGAAATGTTGCCATTCGCCTTTTTCGACTCCTACTGTGACTGAACTGGATACGGTTCCTGATAGAACTAAAAAGCTCATTGAGGTATGAGTTGAAAATGTACTTGGTTCCAAACCTATATAAAATCCTTGTTTGTTAGAACCATTTTCTTGATGTTTGTCTAATATACAAGAAGCAGAATTCATCTGTTCTGGTAAATAAATATAAAATTCTATACTTAATGAATTTTCACCTGGATTTAGGATTGTTTGACCAGTGGTTAATCGAGAAACGGAAGGATAAGCATTACCGGCATAATCTTTTACCGTAACATATGTTCCTAGTAATCCATTCTCATTAGCTTTTGAACCAGAAAAAAACAAATAACCTTTATGTTTAGGATATTGATCATAAACCCATTTTTCAAATCCTGTGAGAGAATTAAAATAAGATTCATTTTCTTTTAAAGTTCCATCAAATGGATATTGATTAATAATCTTATCAAAAGCTACATTTGTTTTTACTTGTGCTGAATTGAAAAAAGTATGATTTTCAAAATTACTCCAATCAATATTTAATTGTTGTGTAGATTTAAGCCCTTCTCCCGGTAATGAATATTTGAAAGAAGAAGAACTTGTATCTATTGAAGAAACTACTTCACCAGAAGTGACTTGAAAAGCAACAGAAGAATTTGGTTGTTCACGAATATTTCTCATTACAGAAGGCGTAAACAATCCTGGAGTTGCACGATTCAAGTTTTTTATTTTTTCTGATAACATGTGAAAATCAATTTATTTTGAAAATAAACCCTTTATTTGATACATAGTAATCTTTACCATTTTCTGGTATTATAAATTCTATTTGGTATAATTCGCCTTTTTCTAAGTCATTCATATAAACATCAAAATACATTCCAAAACCATCTGTTGATAATTTTGTTCCAACATCATCAAAAGGAATTATTACTTCTTTTGTATATGCTTTAATAATTCTCCATTTCATATTAGGAACGATCAAAGATCTAGTTTCAACTGGAAATTTATATGCAACCATTTCAGTATTATTATCTTGAACAAATACTCTTAATCTTGCTTTTTCACTTGAATTATATACTTGTTTCAAATTTGTAATATTTACAATCCAATTTTTTTCAAAAGTATTACTAGTTTTTCCTTGTGGCAAGTGATAATTTACATATTCTTTAGAATACGTGATTATTCTATCAGAACTCTTCCAAGATTTTAAAAATGTCATGGTTGAAGAACCTGAAAGATAATTTCTTAATTCATCATCATTCGTATTCAGATTAACATTTGAATAGTAGATTCCTGTTTGTGGAATGCTACCAATATAGAATTGAGAACCACTATAATTTCTTGAAATATATGCAAAAGAACTTGTTTTATAAGTAATACTAGCAGAATGACTAATGCTATAACTTGTAGTGAAAAATGAAACACTTTTACTGGCAATTAATTCTAAGGATAAACAATTCGTTCCTGTTATTTGTGTTGAACCAGAAATGAAATTTGAATATGAACTGTTTAATTCATTATAAACGAAAATACTTTGTGAAATATTAAACAAACTATTTCCAGAATCATCTGAAATTACATCATTATATTTTATTTCTAATTTTGGATTTAAAGATTTATCATTTGCATGTCTAGACCCAAATCTTTTTACAAATCTTGTATAGGTATCTTGTTCCTCCGATTCTGAGAATCCAATTCTGAATCCATAATTTGGAACTATACCAGCTAGAGATGCAGAAACTAATTTTGTAACATCAGCATAAAAGTCTTCATCTCCTCTAGAAAAAACTTGTGTAACGGTTAAATCTTCTAATCCTGTTCCTACGTTACCTGATATAAATGCATCGATGTATGGGCTATTTAAATTACCTAAATCGTTTGCACCAGACAAAGACCAAGATACAACAGTGCCAGTAGAAATAGAAGCTGTTAAAAAATTAGCGGAATCTAAATCACGAAATCCTATAATATCAAATCCTCTTCCTTCGTCCCATGATTTAGATAATGGAATAAGTTTTAAAGAAAAATTTGATGGTACAGTTTGCCCACCATAAGCATCTTTTAATTTTAAAAATGCTTTAAAAGAAGGGCTGCCAATGTCTAATATAGAGGATGTTAGTTCTGCTAATTCAGAATAGTCAAATTGAATTAATATTCTAGAAAGTTCTATGACTCCACTAAGTGCTGTTGAGCCACTAAATAAAGTTGTTTCATCATATAATTTAAAAAGATCTAAAGTCCCAGCCTGACCTACATTTGACGTTACGCAACGAGAATTGTTAATAATTTTTGAAGTAATATAGGTGTCTTTACTTGCTGATAATATTCTATACATTTTGGTCCTCGTTGAATCTCCATTTATATCCACCAGTCATATTTCGTTCGTTCCTATAAACTTTAAGTATGTTCGAATGCAAACATACAGTTTCTTTAATGGCTTCATAAATTGAATCAAATATTTTTATCAATTGATTATCTAGTGTTAAACGAATTTCCATTATATATAAATTCCATATTTATTCCCTAAAACAAATATTGATTTCAGGGGAAATAACATACTAAATAGCAGTACCCACGATATCAAAATCCTTATATCTTAATTCAAATATCGATCCTGGAGGACCGAAAACAATACCTCTCATTGTGTTAGCATTTATATCAAATTGTTCACTTGAATAAACTAATGGATTTTTTGTACCAACATTTCCAGATATATTATTTATTTCCAAAGAAACGATTGATATAACCCCGTCTGTATTATAAATATTGTTTTCTATTTCTGAAAAAATTAATGGTTGATCAAGTGTAAAATTTTTAATATCAAAATAATTTCTTAATTTTATCATTATATTATTCATTATAAGATTTTTATTAACACTCGGATCGAGAACAACTTGGAATTGTAATTGTATATTTATTATTTTTGCATCTAATATATCAATTGCATCTGAAATCATTCTATATTGATTCAAATATGTAATTAGATTCTTTTTCAATGCATCTGGTGAAATTACTAATTGATTTTTCGCATTACGAGAAACAATATGTAATCTTGTTGCTAATGGATTATTAGGGTTAGCAGAAACTGTTGCTCTAAATACTCTGCCAAAATTAGAAGGCATCGTATAAATTCTTGCCAATAAATCTTCCTTTGTTACAATTCTAGATTGTGAGTTTCTAAAATTAGGTATTCTACTTTTTAATTCATCTATTGTTGGAGATTCTTCTCCTCCATTAGCGGCAGATAAATTGTTACAATCTGCTGAATTTCTTACGAATTGTGCTACCTGATATATTGGATTTCTTGGAAATGTTATCAACAAATTTGAAAAATTTCTAATTGAATTAGCTTCAACATTGTGAGATAAGCCCCCACCACTTCTATAAACAATAGAAACAGTAACATCTGGAGCAAGGATTCCTAGTGTAGTTGTATTTAGTAAATTACCTGGATTTAGTGTAAATCTACTGATAACTTTTTTGCCATATAATGGTAATGCAAACTCACTTGGATCAGGAATGGAATCATCATTATAAGCCGCAGCAGAACCTCCACCAAAAGTTAAAGTAACATTTCTAGAGGATAAATTTCCTGTTTTTATAAATCTATATGGAGCAGAAGAAGGAATTAATTTTTCCTTTACTATATTGTTGTCTTCGTCTTTGTTATATATTGTTTTATATACTGTATCTTGAGTCAAAGCTTCAACTTCATAATATTCATTTCCTTTAGAATCAATAACAGAAAGAATTTCTGTTATGTCTTGTTTAGATAAAGTATATTTTTTAAAAGCTTGGAATCCTGTAACTTGAAAACTTTCCGTAGAACGTCCACCAGATATACAAATTTCTTCTCTTGTTACAATGAATGAAGTTGCATTTCCATTTGCATCAGTTTGTAAAACTTTAACAGAAGCCAATAGATTTCCAGAACTGTCTACATCTCCAAAATCTATGTCTTGAGTTAATTCAAAATCAACACCACTATTTGATTTGCAAACAGTACCAGCAATAATTTTTGGTAAAGATGTTGGATCTGGAACATAATTTCCATTAGAGCCGGTCGATGGAACTTTAAAATAAAATGACACATTAGCAACAGCAGGAGATGCACCAACAATTGGAACCCCTGCATTTTTTAAATGTCTTTCAATGTTGTTGTTTTCAACAGAACTATCTGGAAAATTTTCTTGGAATTGATGATCTAAATAAAAACTTTGAACATCTCCAACGTAAGCACTCATGTCGAGAAGAAGACCACCTAAACTAGCTTCTGAAAAATCTCTTATCTGGTCTGGAAAATATGTCCTTGCATATTGCAGCAAATCCGCCCGAAGACTATCAAAATCTTTATTCAGGTATCTTCTTTCTTTTATTGTTTTGAATGCTTGTTTTTTATCAGCCATATTTTTCCTAAAATCATATTACAGACAAATTTATTTCAATTAGTCTTTCTTTTATTATAGTATTCGGAACAGAATAAGTCATAATTATTTTGACAATTGCCAGATAATCATTGTTTTCTAAATCATTTTTAGAATCAAAACCAACAGGAGTTACAAATGGCATCCATTTGCTAATTGCCGTATTGATTCTAATCATAGCCTCAGAATCGAAATCTTCTTTATTTGAATATTCTGTTAATAATGGTCTTAAATTGGCTCCAAAATTATACATACCTAAACGTTCACCATGATTTGTTTGGACTAAATTTTTTAAGTTATCATCCATTTGTTCTGCGAACTCAAAATGCATTTCAAATAAACTTTTTCCAGTAGTGTCAATTGCTAAAGGAGTTTTAATGCCAAAAGGTATTTGAGGAGTTTGTACTGTCCTCTGATTTGGTTCAAATCCTTTAATACCTACATCTTTAAATGAACGTAATACCATATCAATTAATTATTATTCTTTCAACTTTTAGATATATTTATTTGTTCTATAACAAATTGATATATTGCATCAGCAAGTTTATTTGATAAATCTGCTACTTCTTGAGTTGTTTGTCCGTCTGTTGTTTTTGGAAATGCAGCCGCTATTGCTGCTGATAATTGTTCTTTAGTCATATTATTCCCCAAATACTTTCTTTGATTTGGCTTTTTCAACTTCCACGTTTGGTGCCAGCGGCGGTGGACCTTGATCTTGTAATGTTCTTTGTAATGATATTAATTTGGCTACCGGTACTCCGAGACTATCTGTAGTTGCTATTAATCCTGTTGTTACGTAATTTTGGAAATCTCTAACATAGGAACGTAAATCATCTATTTCTGTTTGTAATTTTTCAATTGTATTTTGATATGCTGCATATCGAATAAAAGGTTGTGCTTCGCCAGTTCCCTGTCCTAAATAAATACGATTTCCTTCAATTTGAATTTTTCCATCTTTATCAAAATAAATATAAGCTAAATCACCATCCGGTGAATTGTCTTGTTCTATACCATTTGTTGGAGAACCGGTATTTTTATTACCTTCTCTTGCTATTAAAATTGTTCCTGGAATTTTTACTGCATCACTTCCTATTTGTGGTTTTCTTCTAGCAATAATTCTAACGTGATCTGCTTTAGCAACAACATAACTTCTATTCAACTGTGGTTCAACTACTTCTGGTTGTGTGTTTGCTAATGTACCAACTGGATATTCCAACCCACCTTGTTCGGTCGGAATCAATTTATAATTTAAATCAACTTTACTTTGTTGAACAATGTAAATTCTAGCAGCATCCTCTAAAGGATCTGGATTCCCTTCATTGATATTCTCTTCATTTCTTTGAGATCTGTTGAATGGAGCCTTGTCATTTTCTAAATTTTGTCGTTCATTTTGGATTACTCTGCAAGAAGTAATAGAAGAATTGTTATCGCCAGGATTTTCATTTGGTGCTGGTTGAATTCTTCCTCTTCCAACTACTAAATCAATTGAACCTGCTCGTCCTTTTATATCTTTTGGATCGTCACCAGAAGCTCCATAAACGCTTCCATTTCTATCTTCACCTAAGACTATGACAGAATTATTTGCACCGTGTAAAACAAGCTCCTGCGGTCGTTTAGACCATCTAGGAACAGCTTCAGGAGTAATCAAACGATAAGATAAAGAATTATTTATTATATTTTCAAAAACATTTTGATTAGCATTTACTGAAATCGTTTGTGATTCCGGCGCAGAAGCATTGCCATTTGGAAATGAAGGTATTGGAGAATTTTCTTGTAAATTTGATAAATCTGATGTCCCATAATTTGAAGATAAAAGTGATGGATCATAACTTCTATCAAAATGTGTATAGTTTAAATCTTCAACACTTCTTTGAGAATGAATCCTTGAAAGCCAAAAACCTAATTTATTACCATAATTTTCAAAATTTTCAAAAATTACATATACTGTTTCTCCTGGTTGAATTGGCAAAGAAATGTGTGAATAAAAAGGAAATAACAATAAAGTACTAGTATTTAATTGACCCTGACTATCATTTACAATTCTACCTATTATAGAATTAATAGGCATAGAAGAAATTAACTCTGAATTAGAAACAGAATTAGTAATATTTGCAATTTGTTGTTCAGTTAATGAAAATGGATCATTTATTACCTCCATTACAACTGCTCTTTGTAATGTTGGAGTGCTCGTACTTGTTCTGGTTTGTTTTAATTCATTACCAACAGAAGTAGAAATATTTTTTCCTACCATTGTTCTGCTAATACTTATTCCACTACCTCTTGTCATATTTTCCTAAATTTCATTGAATTTTACTATTCATTTTTGTAATTTTATCATACATGTCATCATTGCTAATACTCTCATCTATCTGTTCTTCGCCAGCTTTTTGAACAAGTTCAGCTAATTTAATTAATTGTTCATTTGTTTTATTCATTCTTTCTATATATTTCGATAAAGTTGCACCATGTATTGCATGTTCTGAAGTGTTGCCATGAACATTTTTATATAAATCAATCCACATTAGATATGAATTTCTTCTATCTTGGACTGCATTTTCATAAATTTGTCTCCACAAAGCTTTGGTTTTATCTTCAACTGTAGAAATAGAATCTAATAAAATTGCAAAATCTTCCATTTGCTTATTTATTTTACTGTCAAGTTCTGTTTTATCTTTTTCAATCCTATTCAAATTATCTTCAGGTATTTGTATAGGAGAAGATGGCTCTAATATTTGATGTTGTTTATTTTTTGTCATTGTTTAAATTGTTTCAAATATTAATTATAATAGGAGTAAAATTAATATATTTACAATAATGAAACAAGTTTATATTAATTTTACAGATATTAAAGAACTCAAAGAAATCAAAAATAAAAAAGCATTAATACCAATAAAAGAAACATCAGATATGAAAAACATATCAAATTCACTACTAAAAGAACTAATTTCATTAACAGTAGAAAAATTAGTAAAAGAAATGAAAAAAAATATTAATGATTTTGGAAATAATATTAAAATCTATTTAATAGAACGTGGTCCATATAAAAGAATTGTTTTATTAGACCAAAATAAATTAATTTCATATCTTTCTGATTTAGAAAATAACAAAGAAATTGAATTAGAAAAATTATCTGATACCCCTGTCGTTGGGACACTTGTCTTTCAAAGAACTAATCAAAAAGACTTATGGAGTACTATGTCAATTGCATCAGAAGAGGGATATGGAGCTTTATTATATGAATTAGCAATGTCAATAATATATCCTTCTTGGTATTCTCCGGATGATCCTTCTCGTGTTAATGAATTGTCTAAAAGAGTTTGGGTAAAGTTTTTCAATAGAGAAGATGTAGATAAAAAGAAAAAAAATATAAGTTCGGAAGAATCAGAAAATCCATTGAATTATCAATATAAAATAAAAAATCCTATTTCATATGAATCTTATAAATTAGATTCTTCTATTATTAATGATTTCTCATATGGTAAGAATGAATTTGATGAAATAATTTCTGATTTAGGTTCTAGTTATTTCCTTAACAATTATGATTTAACAGATTGATATTTAATAGTATGAAAAATAATTTCTATAAAAAAACAAATATCAATATTTACAAAGTAATACAGGACTTATTTGATTCACCAAAAAAATTCCCAAAAACCACAGTAAAAATTTCACATCATGGTTATGGAATTTGTAACAATGTTTATTTTATAAATAAAGTTTTTTTTGGAAACGAATCAAATCCAAATGAATTAGATAAAGCAGTAGGATATTTTTCTGATTTTTCTGATAGAAAATATTTGGCAAAAGAAATAAATGATTTAAAATTAAATCATTTATTAAATCAATTTAATTCAATTTATCAAATAGAAGAGCCAAGTGTTGTATTTTTAGAACCAGATTACAATGG